CTACCGGCAGGCGCTGCTCGAAGCAATCGGGTCAGGGGACCAAAAGCTTGTTGCTGAGACCTACGCCGCTTTCATCCAGAAAGCGAGCGAGCTGGGCCGTCCGGATCCGGACAAGTTGGCCCGGCAAATGTTTTCGACGCTCAACCCGTACCGGCAAGCATTCGGTGGCGTGCTCACCGATCAACAACGTGCCGATACCCTCAGCAAAGCCAGTGATGCGCAGCGGAAAATGGTCGAGACGATGGAGCAAAACTATGCCCTGGCTGCCTCAACTCTCGGTCTGACGGCCGATTTTGAGAAGCAAGAGAAGGCGGCGCCTCTCCAGCGGTCGGGCGCCGGTGCTGCCGGTGGTGGCGTTAGCCTGCCGTCCGGCCGGGCTGCAGGCGTTTCTGGGGGTGGAATCGGCCGTATTGGTGGCGGTTTGCGCCGGATCTCACTTTCCGGGCCAAAACCTCCCAGGATTCGTTTACCCGGTTTAGGGGCTGCCAGTGGTGGCGGAGCGGCTAAAAGCAGCGTGGCGAGGCGCGTGCGCCTCGTGCACGGCCGTTTAAAACCAAGGTCATCAAGTAGTCGACGTCTTTCGGCTGGTCGAGCACCTCGGCGCCGGATTAGCCTCTTGGCATGAAACTGAAGCAAAACCGTAGGGCCCATATCAGTCTTCAAAGTGTTCGAAAAGTGCAAGAGGGCACCGAACGCAAGCGCGACGTGATGGAAAGCTGCCGGATTGCATACCGCACGCTCTGTGAACGCGTTAAAGATGCGTGAAAGAGCACACCTTAGGGATACTGTCGGGGATCGGTGCTGCGGCCGGTGTCCACATGGCTCAACGGTTGGTTGAGCTGGCTCAGGAAAACGGAGCAAAGACGGACGCGGCTTTCCCCGATTTCCTTCTCTACAATCTCCCGAGCGAAGCCACTACCGAGTTGGGCATAGAAAACCCCCAGGTATTGCTTGGAGAGCTGGCCCTGGCTCTGAAAAAGTTCAACGTCTGGGGCTGCGATTACCTGCTGCTCGCCTGCAACACGATTCACCAGTACCTGCCGGAAATGAAAGAGCGGTTTGGTGGCGTGATTATCAACATGGTTGAGCTGGCTGCCTGCGAAGCGTCCGGGGCAAAACGTGTTGGAGTAATCTGCAGCCAAAGTACTCGCGATTCAGGGATCTATCGGCGCTCACTTGAAAATTACTGCGTCGAAACGATTTACCCGAGCGACGCATCACAGCACTTTGTCAATGCAGCGATCGATTCCGCGATCTGCGGCACTAACCCGGGTCGAAATTGGAAAGGGATTCATTTGCTCGATGCCGAATTAAGGTCGCGCGGGGCCGGTTGCGTTATTCTTGGGTGCACCGAGCTTCCGTTATGCCTGAAGGGGCATCCTCTTGGCGCGCACGCGATCGATGCCGGTGAAGTTGCTGTGAGGCAGGTTTTGCGTCTCCTCTCCAGCGGCGCGCCGGTCACTTCCTCGCCTCTTTAAACCCGGCGCGCCGCCCTAACAACAATGACGCATTATTTGGTAAGCTTGCGTTGTACGCTCAAGGTGTTAACCTGTCAAGAGAATCTGAACCTATGGACAATTTTGCCTTTGTAACTCGCGATTTCCACATTCTTCCCGTTGCTGATCGCCTGCGTGATGACGGCAAGAATGTTGTGGTCGGAATGGTGCAGGAGGAAGAGAACAAAAAGACTCCCGAGGGCAAGAGCGAAGCCCGGCTATCGCTCTATGATGGCATCATCGAAAAGCATGACGCTGACGATGTGCTCGACTGGCTCGAAAAGCTTCCAGATTCAGAAAAAGGCGATTGGTTTCTGATGTTTGATTACGGCGATTTGTACAAGTATTCCGAGCGCGCGCTGAAAGCCGGGTTCACTAAAGGCATTTTCCCAACTGAAGAAGGGTACGAGCTGGAGAAGGATCGCGCTAAAGGCAAAGAGTTCGCCAAAAAGCATTACCCGGCGCTCAAGGTTGCTGAGGTGCACGAGTTCAAGAAAATCGAAGATGCGATCACCTTTTTGGAAGCTGACAGCGAAAACATTTACGTTCTGAAGTCTGAGGGCTCGAACGCTGAAACAGTTGTGCCTCAGACGGAGGACGTCGACCTTGGCAGACGGCAAGTGATCGGCGCTCTCCGGACTGAGGCGCGGGATTACGAAAAAGGCGGGTTCACCTTGGAGCCTCGGATCCTGAAGCCGGTCGAGCTGTCACCGGTGATGCTCTTCTGGAACGGCAAACCGCTATTTTCCCTGGTTGAGCTGGAAAATAAACCGCTCGGCGCCGGTAACATTGGCCGGTTAACCGGTGGCTGCCAGAATCTCAGCATCCGCACTCCGCTCAACTGCGAGCTGAATCGGATTGCCTTCCCGCCGATCGTTTACGAGATGGCGAAAAAGGTTCCAGGCATTGGCTTGTTCGATGCCGGTCTGCTGTATGACGGCAAAGATTTTCTGTTCACAGAGTTCTGCGCTCAACGCTGGGGTTTCGACGGGATCTTTTCCGAGATCGCAATGTGCGGCGATGAGCACGGTCGCGGCAATGCGGTCAACCACTTCGACAAGATTGCTGCGGGCGAGAGTCCGCTACTGCACGAGTACGGCGCTGCAGTTCGATTGTTCCAGACTGAGCCGGACGGGAAGCACCCCGATATGTATCAAGGCGGTTATGCGGTCGATTGGCTCGATGAGGTGAGCGATCAACTCTTCCTGTATTGTATCGAGGCAAAAGAGGTTGAAGGCGTGGAAGACGGCTGGGTGTTTGTCAGTAACGGATACGAAAAGGAAGTCGGGACAGCAACCGGTACCGGCGACACTGCGATCGCGGCCGTCGAGCGCGCTTACGTCGCGGCTGCAGGGATTGCAATGACTGGCTTGATGTATCGCCCCAGGTTCGATTTCGTCAGTCGGCAGTACTTCACTTCGATATGGAATAGGCTCGATTTCCTCACCACATCCGGTCTGATTCAGTCTGCGAGCAAGTGAAAATCAAACTCCAAGTCGTCGACCGGTTCCCCTCGGGGTTCACAACTTTGGGATATTGGTTTTGGACTGCGCCGCACAACACCGGTCAGCTTGTCATTCAGGTCATGCAAATGAGTGACTGGCGTTTTATGTTTGCCGTCTGGGGCCACGAGATCATTGAGGCGCTATGGTGCTGGTTGTTCATCATCACCACTGAAGAGTGTGACGCATTCGATCAGATGTACGAAGACGGGTATAAGACCGGGAAATATCAGTTGTCTCAGGAGCCGGGCCACGATCCGAAGTGCCCGTATCACACCGGCCACATGATGGGAGTGGCTTGGGAGCATATTTGCATCCGCTTGCTATTCGCGTCTTGGTCCGCTTACTTAGCCGAATGCGATCGCCTGATGGGCATTCCGGATAAGAATGCCATTAAAATGCCATAGTTATGCACGAGTCCAACGGACAGCCGCCCGGCCCCAGCAACGAAACGCTCAAGCATCTGGCAGGCATGCTGCCGTCGTACGCAAAGGCCGTAGCCGAGAAAAAGCTTGGGGGAAAAGGCCGAAAGGAAGCGCCGAGAGTGCCGAGAAGTGTCTGCCCGATTTGCGGGACGGGGTTTGATTTTGGTCCGGCCGTTCATAACCTTCCCAAGCCAGACAAGTGCAAGAGCTGCGAAAAGGATCTGGCTGCTGGTTACACTGCATTCATCTGTGACGATCGATTTATCATCGCGAAGAGCGCGCGGCTAGCGGACATGGCGGGGAAAATCATCCAGCTCTCGCCGCCTGTGTTCGAACGACTGGCTAAAGAGTATGAGTTAGAGTGGAAAGTTAAGCATGGACCTTCAAATACCGCCACACTGGAAGCCGGTGACTCGGGAGCTGTTTGATGAGTACTTGCAGCAGTGCGACGATTATCGTACTGACGGCTGGGCTAACGGGATTCTCTACTACTTTCGGCGCAATCGAAGATGGTTTGGTTTCGTGCTCGACTCGTCAGGTTCGAGACCGGTTACATTCTACCTCGACTCAAAATTGTTGAAATGAACCTTCTCGAATGCCTAGACCAAAGCCCGCCGTTCCTCTGTTACTACCTCATCCGAGAGGGTGGTTCGCACCCTGGCACTGAAGTCATCGCGGAGCGGGCCGGTCTTTCAGCTACCACGGTTCGGCGCCTTGCCCGGTCGATCACGTGGGCGCCGTGGCGCTTGTCTGTTATCAACAAGTTCTGTGACGCTCTTGGCTTCAGCTTCGTTGTGAACATCCCGGCCAAAGGCGCGACCAATGGCGCACGGTTCTACTTCATCAAACCGTTCAAGCGGTACCTTGAGTTCCTGGCATCCGGCAAACAAAAGAATCCAATGCGGCATTTGGATGCACGGGAAAAGCAAAGGTTTCTGGCGTTGTGCCAGAAATGGCGAGAGGCTCGGGAGCTTCCGTTCTGAAATAAAAAACGCGCGGCCAAGAGTCGCGCGCTGCGGAAAGAAGGTTTGTCCCCGTTACTTCGCTGTGGGTGGTGGTGCCGCTGGCGGGGTCAATGCGTCCAGTGCATCCAGCTTATCGGAGACAGCCGAGACGCGCGTGGTGATACCGTCGAGCAGTGCTTGATCTTCCGGTGTGATTGTCCCGGTAGAATTCTGCAACGCGGCAATCTGGTCCTGAAGGGATTTTACATCGCCTTGCAGATCCGTGATCGCCGTGTCCTGACGGTCGAAGAATGCTTTCAATTTGTCATTGAAGTCACTGATTGCAGACATAATTTGCGAGTACCTTTCGTTGATCAAGTGGGCGAGTCGATCAGCCTGATCGTTGCCCTCATGATGGTGTCCTTTGCTCACGTGGCAAAGATACACTTCACCGGGACAGAATTAAAGACCGAATTACGGCTTGGGCAAAGCCAAGAGGTCGAAGTCAATCCGCTGTAAGCAAACGTCACTCCCTATTCTCGGCTGGCCGTTCTGATCCATGATGCACAGCTCGAACCAGAGAAAGTGATTCTGTTCGAAGCAAGGAAACTCACGCCCGGCGTATGGCTTCAAACCTTGGGCGACCATGCTCCCAATGGTCCCAGGGTCCAGGCAGGCAATCTGACCTTTGTAGCCAGCTTCCGGTACCGTGTCCAAGGTCCGCCACATGATCGCACAACGGATCCCGGTGGTGTTAACCGGTGAGTTCGCCGGTGCACTCGATTCATTCGTGTCGGCAATGTTGTAGCTATTGCCAAGTTTGATCTGGTACTTGCCCGGCACAGCTTCTTCGGACACGTCGTCATCAACCAGCACGCGACGGCAAATCTTGTCCCGGTCATAAAGGCCGGTTGGGATCTGCGCGCGAAGGATGGAGTAGTAACCGGTCTGCTGATAGATCGGATCGTCCAGGGGAATGTCGTCGCTGAGCTGCGCCGCGATCACGAGCATTTCGCGGTAGAACACTCCGGAGTTGAGTGATTTGATGCTCCAGTCAGACCCACTGGCGGCGAGGTAATCCTGTTCTTCGTTGCAGACGTTCCCTACCGGATTGCGCCGGTAGTTGCAGAACACAGAGTAACCGTGATCAACAACGTCGGACGTCTTGTAATCGAGCTGATTCACAAGGGTCCAGTTATTCACGGTATGCGTGCCGGACGGCCACGAGATCCAAAACTCGCGTGAGCTGGGCTTCCAACCGGCGCAAGGAGCGCCGCAATCCAGACCTGATAAGGCTGTGTCCGGCTTGCGGTAAATCACTCCGGAGGCGCGATAGATCCAATCTTCGCGCTCTGGCTGCGCAATGTAAGGGTCATAGCGGTAAATGCTGTCCCGGCTCATGTATCGGACTTCTGTCCCCATGCTTACCAGAGTTCGGGGGAACGTGAGGCAACCGGTTTGGTTCAACGGCTCGACGTAGACCCTGGTGAAAGAGAAGTCTGTCGTGGATCCGGCCGGGGAAACGCTCACCTTCCAGATAGCGCGCCGAGTGAACACGTAAAGGCTGCCTTGCATCGTGGTGGCGGCAAGAATTTCGTCACCGTAATCGAGGTCTTGGTAGTCGGCGATCGTGTCCGTCGTGCCCGGGTTCCAGCTCAGCGGGTTGTTGAGGTCGCACCACATGATCCTGACTGGATGCGGGCCATCCTTGTCAGTGAAGTTCATCAGCATGATCACGCCGCTGTACTGGATGACAACGTGCGCACCCATCACGTCCTGAGGCGCACCACTCCAGACAGCGTACAGGTCAGGGACGGGTTGCGTCGTTGGGTCGCCGAGGTTCTGATAGATGATTTTGTCCGTTGGATTGCCGTTGGCGAAAATAATTATGTCCTGCAGAACGTCCGCGCGCCAGTAAGAGCCCGTCGTACCGTAACCGGTGGCGATTGTTGTCCAAAGCCCGGTTGCCTCGTCCAGCCAGTATAACCGGCTCTGCGTACCGGCGTAGAGTCTGCGCGTGCCATCGCTCGCGGTGGTCTCCAGCTCGAAAGTTATCGGCTCGCGATCGGCGCCTTGATGATGCAGGTCCTGATTCTGGTAACGGCCGTCAATCACCACGTCGGCGAAAGCTTTGGTGTGTCCGTCGCGACGGCAGCGTTTGCCGTCCGGTGTGATCTGGAAGTTACCGGCCCAACGGAAGGCGCCGGGCGGAATGTCGGCCGGTCGCGATCGCGTGTCGAGCACTCCGATTAACGGTGTCAGCGAAACTGTGGTCCAAGGTGTGCGTGCAATGGCTCTTGGCATAGGCTTACGTTAGTTCATCGCTGGCGCGGTGGCGGCGCCAATTTGCTTCTGTGATGCGGCGTTTGATGGTGCGGATGTCCTGATCGTCGACGCCCTTGATCCAAAAGTCATCGGCTCCCTGGTCGAAGCAAAGCTTTCGGGTCGCGTCATCATCACAGCCGCTCAGCACGATGCAAAGCGAGTCCGGGTTGTCGGCAATGAAATCCTCGACCGTTCGATTAAAGCGCGCATCCGGCAGTCTGAGATCCAGCAGGACGCAATCGTAGCTCTGTTTTTTGAGCTTCGCATTCGCTTGCGCCAATGTGTGGCACTCGTCGACGATGAAAGCCGGGGTAAGTCTCCTTTTCAGTATCGCCAGATCGTCCGGATTATCTTCAACAAGCAATAAGCGCATGCCGGTTCGTTCCGAGTTATTTGGCACTGCGTCCATAAGTGCGTTTGTCTTGAGCTGCTTTCGCAGCCGCTCCATGTCGACCGATCGCTCTGAGGCAACTGTTCGGAGATCTGATTTGATTGATCCAAGTTGCGTCCGCACCTCGCTAAACTCCGCTTTAATTCCGGACACAGCCGCCCACACATTACTCAGCTCCGCCCTCAGGTTGGTATCGTCGTAGGGTTTGGTCTTCGTTTTCTCGATTACATTGAGTCGATCCATGAGCGCCTGATACTGCGTTCCCATCTTCCAGATGAGCGCACCAATAACGACTACGGCCGAGACTGCGGTGAACAACGGCACGGCAGTCTTCTCGTCGATGATCTGACCAAGGAAGATCAAACCTCCAGCGACACTGCTCGTGACCATTTTAACAATGAAATGCGGGACTCTATGAATCATGGGAATTGGTGTCACGGGCTGGTTACTCGAACATTGGTTACCACTGGCGGAAGGACAGTGATCGTCGCTGGTGAACTGACGGTAACTCCGAAAGTGTTCGACGCCTTCAGGGCATAGGTGCCGGTATTAGTCCCAGTCAAAAACGAAAAGGTGAGGCTCGTGGTCGTTGCCCCGGCGATTGGTTGTCCGCTGAAGAGCCATTGATAAACCGCGTTGGTACCGGCGTTGGCCGTCAGCGTCTTTGAGGTGCCGTAGTTATTGGTACCACCGACAGGCTGCAGTGTGAATGCTGGTGCGGTTCCGCTGGCAGGAACGGTGTAACTGATCTCAGTCGAAAATTGGCTTTCGAGTCCTGTTATGTAGTAACAGGTCGCAGCGAAGAAATACACCCTTCCGACAATCAAATTGCTGATTGTGATTGAGTTGTTGTCTCCCGCATTGACGAGATTGGTATAGCTGTGGGTTACCCCTCCCTCGTAGATGTTGTAGCCAACAACGCGAGGGTCAATGCTCTTGTCCCAGGCTAGTGTTACGTTCGCGGCTTCGGCGCCGATAGCGGCAAAGAGGAAGGCGGTGAGGAGGATGTTTTTCATTTTGGTTTTGGGTTAACTTCAATCGAACCGTTCGTAAGCCATTTTGGAATCCTGCCGCCTTGGCGATAGATGACATCCATTTGCAAGCGGGCAAAGTTAATCATCGTGTTGGTTACCTGACAGAGTGAGTTGACCTGCACCGGATCGGCTTTTCCGTTAGCTGCGTTTGTTGCGGCTTGCATCAGAGCATCTGTCAGATCATTTGAGGTTTTGATCTCCACCTCTGGAGTTCTCAGGATTATTTTTGCGTCGCGCATTGCCCTCTCCCCTTTGGTCACCACGCCCTGCTCGAAGGCCAATCTAATCAATTCATCACGGCCGTTTACCCCAAGCTTCTTCTGCAGCTCTCCAACGTGAAACTCGATCGTCTTTACGCTGAGGTGAAGTTCATCAGCGATCTCTTTGTTATGCTGGCACAAAGCAACCTTCTTCAACACGGTCACCTGACGGTCGGACAAATCCAAGCTGTGTCCATTTACTGTAATTCTGCCTGCTTCCATAGCTCACGTTTCAATCTCATTTGAGCCCGTTTCAGCTCGATCAACCACTGCGGCCAAGCCTTGTAAGGCACATTTTTTGTCCCGCGACTCAGCAGCACGCGCACGTACCAATCTGTCAGGCGCTTCGTGAGTCTGTTCTGACGAATCGGCTTTGGCGCCTTTCTCGGTTTCTCTTTTCGGCGCCGCGCAAGCTGAGCCTCATTGCAGCAGAGCTTGCATCGGGTCTGAATGCCAGCACCATTTCTGCGGTTGGTTCGTCGGCACGCTGTTAGAGGTGTTTGGTGCTTTGGGCATAGTCTCATTGAATAGGCGCGTGCCCGGGTGGATTGTTCGATTTCGGGACGAGGTAGTGATACCATTGCGACCAAGGACTTTGCAGTCCGGTCGAGTCGACCGTTTTGACAGCAAAGTACACCACGCTCCCAACCGTTAATCCTGACACCTGATAGCTCGTTTGGGTGGTGGTTGCCGTGCTCGTATAATTGTTTGCTGCCAACCCCCAGCCGACAATGTAACTGACCGGCCGGTTCCATCCCGTCGCGGCATTCCACGTAACGATTGCAGGTTGGCTTTTGTTGGAGCCCGAAGCAGTCGGCGCCGCCATCATTGGCGCCGGTTGAACGGATACAGCCTGAGGCGTTTCCGGTGTTGGAGGTGGTGCTGGCGTTGACGGATTTGATGTCGTGCAACCCGTTGCCAGAATTGCCGCCAGCACCAAAGCGAAAATGGATTTCACGAGGCTTTGACTCCGATCTTCTGCCAGCCATTAAGGCCGGTGCTGGCGATCTTCATCCACAGCTCGCCGGTATCGTTGTCTTCGTAAACCTGCCCTGGCATCGAGGGGACTACGCCCTCAGGTGAGCCGGTCCCGCCGATAATAACGCCAGAGGTTTGAACCTGAGATGGCAATACAAGCGGGAATGGCCCGCTGCGATCTCCCATTGCTGAGTAATTTCCAGACATGGGCCAGAGTTTAAGCCCACTGAGCCCAAACGGAAGAATCGAAAAGGCTTAGGCCGCGCCTTGCGGTCCCATCGTGACGTGCTTGGGTGCAGCTTTGGCTGCTGGAAGTGCGTGTTTCTCTTTCACCTGAGCCTCACCGGCCGCGACATTTACCTGAACGATCGCCGATCCTGGCGGCAAGTTGCGCGGAGGCTTCTCGACACTGGATTTTTGGGCTTTATCCGCTATCTCAAGGAGAATCTTTGCTTTGCGTCCGGAGATTTCGGCGAGGTACCCAACCACTTCGGCAGCGTCCATTCTATCTTCGGCCGGTAGTGCTTCGTTTTCGGACAACTTGACGCACTGCTCCATTGCCCTTTCCAGATACTCATAACTGGATAGCTCGGTGGTAACCAGCACGCGCGGCAGCTTCAGGTTTTTAGTTATTTCATCCCCATACTGAGCAAAGAGTTCGTGCTTGGCCTTGTCCCACCACTTTTTGCTTTTCCCCAGAGTATCAACAACGGTGCAGTCCTGCGGACCGGCTGAGCGCGCCACTGGGAATTCATCCGGCCGGGATGGCCGATCGGGCAAATCGTTGATGCTGGTCACGTCGTCATCGAGCAGGGTAGAGGGGGCGGACACAGTGACAGACCCCTCGCCGCTCTGCATTCGTTTATTGATGTCCTTCAGCTGAGTTAACTCCGTGGGCCGTCCATCCGTATTTGTTTCCGGGGAGTTCGTCATCGATCCAGCAGGTTGCATCAGTCAATTTGGCCTTAGCCTCCATGTTGCACCAGCACCCTAATCCTCTCAACTCTTTCTTTAAGGGCGTACCGCACGTCTGGAGTGGGCGGTAGAATAGGGGGCAGGTCTGGCAGGCGTTTAGCCGGGCGGTGCGCAATGAGTCGGACACCGTTGAATCTGGCTCCAGCGCGCCCCACCACAGTGATACCGCTCGCCAGATCCGGAGGTAACCGCTTCGGTCGGTGAGGTTCGTAAACAAAGCGGCGACAAGCAGAGCGAGACATAATCGAAGGTTGCTTCTTAACTGTTCACGGCTCATAATTCGCGCAGCAGCCCGGAAACACTCCGGGACTGCTGCTAACATCAATCATAAAGCGACTTATGACTGACGCTGCAGGACGTTCTCACAATTCGAGGGGTCATTACAACCCTACACATGGAGCATCACGCACGCCTGAATACCGCACATGGCAGGCGATGCGCGCTCGCTGCGAAACACTTACCGATTCCGCTTACCGAAACTATGGAGCCCGAGGCATTCGGGTTTGCTCAAGATGGTCGGACTTCTCTACATTTCTGAGCGATGTGGGGTTTCGACCTTCTCCCCGTCACACTTTGCATCGAATCAATAATGACGGAAATTATGAACCCGGAAACTGCGCTTGGGTAACCGGATTGGTGCAGGGTAACAATAAAAGGAACAATCACGTCATCAGCTGGGACGGTAGAAGCATGACAATTTCCGAGTGGTCGAGAGAGCTTGGAATCAATTATCGAACTTTGACGGCTCGTATCAGACGCGGATGGGCTTTGGCAAGGGCTCTTGCAAATTAGAGGTCGATAGTCACAAGCCTAGAAGTGTTGGCTCTCCTGACTTTGACCATATTGACGATACAGCTCCGGGTCAGGTCTTCGCTAAATTCGCTTGAGGCGAGGTACGAGGCGGCATCGAACACGTGTTTCCAGCGGCTGGCCTTCGCGATCACCTGCATCTGTGTTGTGCCACGTTTGAGCGATTTGTTCATTTGAATCAGCTTCGGGCATTTGTCGGCACTGAAGTAAATCCGCTCGTCAAAAAGGAATTTGCGCCACAGGTCGACCCGGTGCGCGACTGAGCCGGGCCCCTTCGGAGCTGCCTCAAGAACGATTGGCGCCGTAACCTTCACGTCGCCGCGTTGCATCGCCAGCACTGACTCATCGAAAATGATCTGGTGATAGAAGCGGCTGCTTTCCGGGGAGTGCGCATCGAATACGTTACGGTCGGACCAATGCCGCCAAGCGATCCGGCCCGGACGTCCACAGACGTCTTCCCAGAAAGCCATTTTCTTCAGGACGGCCATTACCAGCTCTTCCAGGGTATGCGGTTCGCCGGTCACAACCACTTCGTCGAGAAACTTCAACACTCCCAGCGTTCTGTTTTCGACTTGGGTAAACGCCTTTTCAGCGAACACAACCGCAGAATTGGATGAGCCCGGGTCCCAGCCGGTATAAAGCTCGTGGCAGTTCTCTTCGGGTACCAAAATCTCCGGATCGCTATTGGCGGAGGTGCCGATCTCGCCTCGGACGTGGGTGCTCGGCCGGAAAAGTTTGCTGAATAGCGCGTCTTCGCTCGCGGTTACCCACTCACCTTTGATGTAGCGCGCATACAGATCTTCATCGAGCGAGTACTTTGAAACCAGCTCTGCGATGCGCTCAGGCGTGTCGAAAATGTTGTCGGCAATTTCGAATTCGATACGCGCGAGGTTCGATTTAATCGCAGACAACTCGATCGGCACGCTGTCATCGTCCATGTCCAACAGCTCATACCAGAGTTTATAGATCCAGCTCTCAATACCTTCGTCTGAGGGATTGGTGTCTGCGAGGAAGAGGTGCTTATCGGAGGGCAGGCCGATCAATCGGAGTGTTTCGGTCCATGTCAGGAAAGTTTTCAGCTTTCGGAACGTCGACAGCTCAGGCACGTAGATCGTCGAGTAACGGCGCGGTTTGAACCTGTCTTCGACTTCTTCTTCGACTTTCAGTGATTCCAGCTGGATCACCGTGATACCGCCATTGGCCTTTCTTTCCTTGGGCTCCATGTCGCAGCCGATCCGGTTGACGATCTCGCACGTCGGCTTTTTCGAAACGCCCATCAGGTAAGGCTCGCGGTGGTATTCCAGGCCGAAATTGCCCTTGATCCATTGCGGGATAACAATGTCGGTGAGGTCTTTCCAGATGCCAGAGTCAAACCCAACCGTTTGCGAAATGGTCACCATGCAGGCGTTGCCGCGTGGTGTGTTGAAGGCGTGATCAAGGAAGGCGTGCAGGCAGCCTATCGTCTTGGTGCTGAAGCGCGGGCCCGAGGCTAAAACAAACTTCTTACGCTTGCACAACTCGCGCAGATCGTCCTGCTTCGGGCTTGTGCCGGGGTGCCATTCTTTCTGACTGTTTTCGATTTCTGCTTGCAAAGGTTCGCCCTATCGGTCTACGGTCCGGTTCAGCATAGCGGCTCTCCCGGCAGCCGTTCAACATAAACTGGAAAAGGCGATCATGTTATGAACGGTGAACCAATGTCTGACGAAGCAGGCGCAGCTGAGGATCGGCTGAGCCTAACACCGAGCAAATTTCCCTTCACTGAGGACTGGCAGGACGGGCAGACCTACACGATCACTGCCAAGGTGCAGCAAATTTCGCCCGGTGAGTTTCAGGTTATGGAAGCCACAAGCCCCGGCGCCGATATGCCCGCAGAGCCCGGCACCGAGGTCCAACCGGAGGCAGAGCCCAACAACGAAGACGAAGCGCCAGCAGCTCCGCCCAATCCGGCCGTTCGCGGCATGATGAAAAGCGGGAGCCCGCGTCAGATGTCGAAGCGCGGTTACTGAGGGTCGCAAATTCCAGATGCCAACCCGAGAGCGTTACCAGCGCGACAAGGAGAAATACGCCCGCCTCTCACGCGAGGAATACAGGCGCAATCGTTCGGCGATTCTCAAACGGCGCGGCGAGGCTCGTCTAAACTGGTCTGAAGAACGGAAGGAGACCGGTAGGGCAGCTGGAAAAAAATGGAGGCAATCCGAAGCGAACAGGCGACGGCAGGCAGACAACATAGCTCGCTGGATCAAAAAGCACCCAAAACGCTACGCTGAAATTCAATCGAAGTACAGATCCAGGGTGAGGGCAACGCCTAAGGTCAGGCTTAACTTGCGGATCTCAAAAGCGATTAGAGAATCACTTGTGAATGGTAAAGTGGGTCGACGATGGCCTGACCTTGTTCCCTATTCCCTTTCGGATCTAAAGGCTCACTTGGAGCGCAATTTCAAGCCCGGTATGAACTGGGACCGGTTTATGCGAGGGGAGATTCACATCGACCACGCGGTTCCGCTGGCGAAGTTCAACTTTTCTTGCCCGGAAGACATCGAGTTCAAACGCTGTTGGGCTCTTGAAAACCTGATGCCCGAGTGGGCGTCGGTAAACGAGAGTAAAAACTGTCGAATTTTAGTACCGACGCAGATCGCTTTGGGACTATGAGTGTTTCTATCGCCGATCTCAAAAAGTATGGTTGTAGCTCCGGGCACTATAAGGCGATTTTCACTAAGCTTCCCTCTGAATACACCAAACGCCAGAAGCGGCTAGTCGATCTGATTTCCGGCCGCATTCGGGACGGCTATACCAACACCCTCAGGGAGCATCGCGCGTACTACGCGATCGATCTGGCTTACGAAGCGCCGTTTGCTCAAACGACTGCGACCTTTGTTAATCACATTCGTAGTCAGAATCTCAATTACGATCAGACTGTCGAGGCGCTGAAGAGCTACGGTCTCAGCGAGTCAGAATTGTTTTTGGACATTCCCAGCCCGGACGGGCTGGCGACAACGCGTTGCATCAATTATCCGGTCTTCTATCAGATGTACGTGCCGATCGTTAAGGCGTATGTCACTGCGATCGTCGCGGAGATCTTCAATGAGCGAAACACCGTCCCGCTCTTGCCGTATAAGCCGCTGAAGAATTCGGAGAAAGACAAGATCCGGTGCGATGTCATTACCGACATTGGGCAAAAAATGGCAGCTCAGTACGGCTACGCCGCGCTTTACCGGCAGACGATCCAGCAGATGCTCAAGTACGGCATTATGCTGTGCTTTCCGCGTGAGGAGTGGCATCACGAGTATCAGATCCTCGACGGCAAGAAAGAGCTGATCAAAGAGGGCTTGCGGTATATGACTCCGCACCCGAGCCGCACCTACTACGATCTTGAATATCCTCTCACTTCATTCAACACCGACACAGGATGCACTTTCGCCGGGCACTGGCACGTGTTGACCTACGGCACGATCCTCGATAACCGGGATTACTGGAATAGGAATAACATCTTTTCCGGTACCAACTGGTTTCAATCGCCCCTGGCTGGCAATTACTTTTCGGAAGTGTTCCCGTGCAACATGAAATGGCCCCCGCGCTGGTCCGGGCCAATGAGCCGCGAGGACAAGCTGGCGTGGTACAACTCCTCTGAGGACCGTGACAAAGCCGTGTTTGTTACGGAGCATTTCCAGAAGCTGATCCCAAAAGACTGGGACCTTGGCAGCTATCCTTACCCGGTCTGGCACCGGTTCACGGTCGCCGGTGATGATACGATCATTTGGTCTGAGCCGGTCGGTTACAATCCGGTTTGGTTCATGGGGTACGATTATGATGAGCAGATGGCGCGCACCTCAAGTCTCGCGCTGGAGATCATCCCCTGGCAAGATCAGCTCGGAAACATCCTCTCCCAGATGCTGCTGACGATGCGGCAGAACCTCACGAATGTCATTTTTTACGATACCAATCTGGTCGACGGGGAAGAGATTAAGCGCATCCAGAATGCCGGTGAACGTAAGTACAAAAGCATTCAATGGGTGCCGTATGACTCATTTAAAAATGCTGCCGCGCGGCTTAATCAGGCACAAGCGTTCTACCCGGTGAAGTTTGAGAAAGTGCCGATCGCCGAACAGATCCAGTGCCTCAGCACTACGTTGAACATAATGGAGCGCGTGCTACAGATTTCTCCGCAGCAACTCGGTGGCGCCGCCAGTCATCAGCAATCGAAGGCCGAGGTCATGCAAACGGCCGGTAGTGGCAACAACCGGATCGCTTTCCTATCCGCCAGCGTCGATGAGGGGACAGACGCGTGGATGCGCCAGCTTTACGATGCGGAGCAGAATTATCTCGACCCGAATTTCGAAGCGGACATTTCCAATGAAACTCCGGATCTGGAAAAGCACCTCGAAGAGATGGGGTTCGAAGTGAGGCACCAAGGCGAGGATACCGTTACGGTCTCCGGTCATAAAAAACGGTTGCGCCTCGAAGGCTTTGCCTCGGTCAACGTCGGGCCCAATCGAGCGAAGGATAAAGAGATCGCTCAAGTTATTTTCCAAGTGGTCGGTACCGTTGCCGGTCAGGAAGATCTGCACAAGAAAATCGGCGCTAAGACGCTGCTACGGTTAATCGAGCAGGCCGCAATCCTGGCGGGTGCACCTGCAGACTTTAAGCTGCAGATCGATCAGGATGCTGAGCAAGAGGGTGAGATCGATCCGCAAGTCATCCAGGCTATTCAGCAGGCGCAGGCAGCGACGATGCAGGTTGTCGAGCAGAAGATCGTTCAACCGATCGCTCAGGAAATCGGTCAGGACCAACAGAAGATCGTGCAAATCGAGCAGACCCTGCAGCAACTGCAGAAGATTTACGAGGTCGCGGCCAAGACCCAGGACAAAAACGCGATCAAAGCCAGCGAAAGCGCCGCCAAACAGCAGACCCGTGCTCAAGAGGCGGCTGCCGAGCAGCAACGCAAAGACAAGGCGTTTCACGCTGAAGAGCAGAGGCGCAATGCCGCGCTCCTTCAGAAGCTGGCAGCCGCTAACGCAGAGCTGCAACAGAAGCTGGCGGCAATGCAGGCCGAGACTCAGAGCAAAATCGAGGCGGACCGGATAAAGGCCGAAGCTGCCGCAAAGTCCAAGCGCGAGGCATAAAGGCGTGGTGCGCAATGCAACCAGACTTCTGCTAGTGGGTATCGTTGGATTGATTTTTTGGGTGTGCTTCGCGAGCATTCTTGGCTGCGTCAAATTGGTGGAATGGGCTACGCGCTCCGAGTTCCCCGATAGTTAGGGTCCAGATTTTTCTTGCCAGCGGTTCACAAGGAAGGGTTAACTCCGCCACTGTCGAGTGCGCCGATAACGGACCATTTATGATCAAGTGCGACCTTGAGCAACTGCCCAAAGAAAAAGACCGAGAGCTGCGTTCCTGGCTTGGCAGCGACCAATATCAAACGCTCGTGCGGGTCATCGAGTGCAAGGTAAAGGATCACGAGTGCAAGGCGTTGGCAGCTGCCCTTCAGTCCGGCCCAAACAATCTCAAGGGTGACGCTGCAGACGCAGAAATGGAGAAAGCCCGCCGTTATCATCACTGTCTCGAAGTCCTGGCCGAAGTGCGCAAGCACCCCGCAAACGAACTATTCACTATTGCAAAATTATGCTGACGCGATTCGCTCTCCCACTCCTCTACCCTGACGGTCCTGCTGCCGCAGCTCCACCGGTAACCCCGCAACCAGATCCAGGCGCCGCGCCAGCTCCAGCCGCGACTCCACCGGCCAAGCCCGCGCCTGAAAAACCTATCGACTCAAAGCAGCTCGCCGGGTTCGCTGCTGATTTCCTCGGTAAACAGATGACGGGTGAGGGTGAGCCTAAACCGGCGCCGAAGCCAGAGGGCGGCGCACCTGCGGATCCGGCCGCTGCGGCGCCCCCAGCTGCTGAGCCCGCTGCGCCTACTCCGCCGAAGCCGAAGAAGGCACCCCAGAAAAAAGCTGCGACACCTCGCGTTGAGCCCAAGACCGAACCTCAGCCGCAACTGACGGCAGAGCAGATCGCGCAAGCCGCAGCCAAAGGTGTTGCTGAGGCGATCAAACCTTCCGCACCTGCAGGAGCCCCAAAGACGGAGCTGAACGATGTTGAGCAGCGTCGCGTTGTCGCTCTTGAGCACATGGAGAAGATGTATCCGGAGAAATACCCGGGCATTGCTGAAAAGTACAAAACGTCCCTGCTGGAGCTGCAGGCGTATGCTGAGAAATGGGAGGCGGCGCACCCGGGCGAAACCTTTGATGAGGGAGCCGATGAGCACGCGTCATTTTTTGCAAAGCATGACGTCGATTGGGATGATCAGGATTTTACCGAAGCAGTGGCGGACATCCGGGCTACCGCCAAGATGCAGGAGCAACAGAAGGAGTCTGAGAAACGTATGTCGAAACTGGAGCGCGGCGAACGGTTGCGCCAAGCGGCTCCAGAAATCGGCGAGCATCAAACGGCCGGGGCGACTGTGTTCTGGGGCAACACCAAACCCGAGCTGGCTAAGGTGATTAAGGATGACGGCACCGTCGACGTCGCTCTGTTGACTGAGCAACAGAAGAAAGACCCGATTGGTTACACGATCAGGGTTAATGCTGCGAACCAGCTCAATACCGAGGTTGCGGAGCTGTACAAGGTGATGAACGGGCTCGAAGATTTTAACGCGAAGAATCCGGCGCACGTTGCGATCGGTGAGTTCGCGGCTGATATGGAGCGCGATTTATTGCGGCGCCCGGATGAGGAGCAGCGCGACGCAGACGGCCGGAAATTTCTACCGGCTAGTCAGTACTGGAAGATCCCAAAGGACCGGCGCGATGAATACTATTGGACTTTTTCACCGGCCGAATTGGCAGCTCTGAGGGCTCATTCTTTGGCAACTCGCACAGAAAAAATTGTAGAAATGGAGCATAAAAGGCAGCGAGAATATGCTTTAGCGATGGGATGGAAGCCGCCTGAGGGTGCTGAAACCGTAGCACAGCCTGAGGTTGAGCATGCACCCGCAGCTGCCGATCCTGCCGAGCTGAAACCGCGATCGCCGTCTGCTGGTGGCGAGTCAAGATTGCACGCTAAGTCTGGAGGCGGAGCGAAGGGAGCCGAAGATTTCCTTTCCTCTTTCGGAAAAAAACAGTTGGGACAATCGTAATTGGAAATGGGGCAGTAAGCCCCTGAACCAATTACGATATGTCGACTCCAAATAGCACAATCAACGCTAACGCGTTCGCGAAGTGCGCGCCCGCCATCACTTCGAACATTAAGCAGTGCGGCAGTGTGACTGCCTGCAATGCTGTGCCCGCCACTGCCGCCGATCTCGCTACCATTTACCAGACGTCGAACGATTTTCGCGTCCTCGAAGCTCTCTTCCATCACGACTTCGAGATCAAAATGTGCGAGGCCGTGCAGAACGGCTTGTACGATTTTCTGATGGCGAACAAGGTGTCTGTGCGACGCCAGATGCAAACCCGCCGTCTACCGGGCGGACTCATCGAAATCGCTCCTTTCGTCTTGGGTAGGCAGTACAGCCCGATCAACAATGCTTACTGGGAAGTCGGCGCCGGTCAGGCAAGCGGGCAAAATTGGCAGGTTCACGCATTCAGCACGACCAACATCCCTGCTGATGTTCGCTCTTTCCCCGTTGGCTTGCGCGTGTTCATCGACGGTGTTTCTGTCGGTGGCTCTGCGACCCGCACGCAATGGGAAGTGGTGAGCGCCACGCTCAGCGGCAGTGCCAATTACATCGTTCTCGTCCTGTCGCCTCAAAACGCGGGATCGTTCCTCGACTCGTCCAAGCTCACTAGCCCGGTCAAGGGTTTGCTGCGGCGCGGCACTCCGAACGTGAACGATTACGAGAAGTTCTGCGCGGAAATGCCCGCTTACCTCAACTGGCGCAATGTGCCGTTCTGGGTGGAAACGACCCGTACGAGCATGTGCAAATCCAGCCAGTATGACAAGTGGCGCCAGCTGGTTCTGCAGGACAATGCGCTCTACAAAGAGTTTTTCGATCTGGATGACATCGAGAAAAACAAGCAGCTGGCCAACGATTGGCAGCGGCGCCTTGTCGATCAAATGTTCTGGGGCAAAGGTCTCGTCGGTCAGGATGCGACGAACTATGACACCCTGGCTCAGATCGACACGTTTGACATCACCACTGACTGGACCGGCGCCGCGCTCGGTGTTGACGGTGGCACTTGCGTCGGCCGTCGAGCCAACGCAGTCGGCATCTATGAACAGATGGCCGAATGCTCTCGGGTAACGGACCTGCAGGATGCGCAGTTGAATCTCCCGGCTTTGTTCCGCGAGATCTACAACATGATGCGCGTGCGTGAGGGGCAGAATCACCCCAACCCTCGCAGCTTCGACATCTTCACCGACTCCGTTGAAGCCGATTTGATCAACTCCGCGATGATCAAGTACTACAACAGCAAGTCGGATGGCACGCTCCGCCTGAACATGCCGGTCGAGGGTTACTCGATCGCCAAGAAAGCGAATTTCGGTTTCAGCTACCGGAGTTATCCGCTGTTCTGGCCTGCCGGTGTGACGATCAACATCATCACGCACAACTTCTTTGACGATTACCTCACTGCCGCCAATCAGGTCGGTATTGAGGATTCTGCAAGGGTTCTCTGGCTGCTGGACTTCACTGGCATTCGCCCGGGGATCCTTGCTTCTAATCGCGTGGTCCACAAGACCGGCGACCTGAAGACCCTGGCGTCGATCAACCCTGACTTTGCTTGCGTGATGCGCGTGCCGACTCAGGAGCAGACTTTAATGTCGCTCACGTGGACGATGATCGTCGACTGTCCGGCTGCTAATCTGATCATTGAAAACTTCAACGGCCAGATGCCGGAAGGTGTAGTCGATAACGGCGCCAATTACGGTGGTGGCACTGGCGGAACGACAACGACAACGACCACGCCTCACTAAGTCAACGACTTCAAGAATTGTTAAAGCCGTAGCGCCGGGAACAAAGCGGCTTTAAGCTCGACGAGAGGCAGGACCGACTTATAAAGTGGCCCTGCCTCTTCTTGTTATGAAGCCAGCTGAGAAATATCGCGAGGCACATCGACGTGCCAGTTACGCGTATTATCTCCGAAACCGCGACCGTGTTAATAGGGAGTCAACCGCGCGCAGCAAAGCGGCTTACGTTCCACGTCCAAAGCGGAAAACTCTCCGTGAACTTTCACCGGAGCAGTATCGACAGCATATTAGGAAGCGCAACAAGCGGAGGCGAGCAAGACAAAAACTAGATCCGCGATGGCGGTTCGAGAGAGCTGTGCGGACGAGGCTGAGGAAGACGCTGCGGGATGCTAAGCGAATGCACAGAACATTTGATTTGGTTGGTTGCACGATCGGCGAGTTGAGGGGTCACATCGAACGTCAGTTTTCTTCGGGCATGACATGGGACAACCACGGAAGCGCACCCGGGAAATGGGAGTTAGATCACCGAATTCCTGTCGCGTCATTTGATTTGAGCGACGCTGTTCAACTCCGCGCTTGCTTTCACTATTCCAATTTGCAACCACTGTGGTATGAAGTGAATCGTAGGAAGCGCCATTACCGCGCTCCTGAGTTTGGCAACAACTGACACGAATATGGTCTTCTTCCTGAAAGAAATCGTTTCCAACAAGTACATTGTTGGCGGTGCCCCGGTCCCTTTCGAGGTGTTGGACGGAAACATTGGCGTGATCGCTTTGGAGGAAAATGACGGTAACAAGTCTCTGATCTCCGAGTTGACTAAAAGCTGTGGTCGGTTCGGTATCAGCAAGCTGAGCGAGGCCGAATACTCTGAAAAAAAAACCCTTCACCCGCTCGCGCAATCTCCGCAGCGATCGCGGCAAAACGAAAAGCTGCGGGTGGTGCAAACGCGCGTGCCAACAAACCCGTTCGGGAGGCAAGTCCATCAAGCCGCCCAAGGAGAAAATGCTGCGGTGGCTAACACCCCAGCTGCTCCAGCTGCCCCGGTGGCGTCAGCGCCCCAGGCACCTGCTCCTGCTTCCCCGTCTGCCAAGGGTGAGTCTGCCGATTCTACGACCGGCATGCTTCCACCAAAGTTCACACCCGCAACCCGTCGCATCTCCCGGCGTCCTGACGAAACCGCTGTAGCAACGGGAGAATGACATTTGCTGATCTAAAAGCGTCGGTTTACGCAAACATCTTTCCTACGGGACAGGCGCCGAACCTCGTCGCGCCGCACCTGAAGATGATCATTGACGCTTTGATCGATCTGCAGACGGTCTGCGAATGTCTCCAGCAGGACAATACCGACATCGTACCGCAGTGCGCGACTTTCTATGAGTGCGGATTAACTCTCCTGGCAGCGCCTCGCGGCATGATCAAAAAGGTATCGGTCATCGACAAGACCGATCCGAAGACACACCTCGAAAACCCGGATCTGCCTGATAACTACTGCGATGAGATCCCATACAATCAAGTCGATTCCTGCCATGTGCGCCGGTACCTCGCCGCGCGCGGCAACACCTGTTGCGGTCTCGGTCCGTTTTTCGGCTTGGGCTTCGGTAACTTTTGCGGCAATCCGTTTCCAATTCCGACAGATGAGGGTTTACCGGCCGGGCTGAAGCCGCTTCCTTTTAGCGTTCACTACGCACAGACGTCGACCAACCGCCAAACAACGAACGGTCAAGGCTTCAGGGCTCGGATGGGTATCTGGGCCCTGGAGCGCGGCAACATTTACATTGCGCCGTGGATCCAGTCTACGGAGAGCGTGATCATCACGTGGGACGGCATCAAGCGGAAGTGGGCGGATGACGATGGCGTCGACGATGATCCTTTGCTCCAGGCTGCGGTCGAAGAGTACCTTCGCTGGGGCCATGCCGATCGTTACGACAAGGATGAGGCAGAGGCAGCGCGCGCCGCTGGCGCCTACGATCGAGCCCGGGCGGCTTTAATCCATCAGTGCCGGGAAGAGACACGCACCCGCGAATGTGAGCCGAGTTTTGCCCGATCGTCGGTCCCGAGCCTCACCACGCTCTATTACAACACCACACAGCAGGCCAGCGCGACGTGTCCGGATGGCAGTAACCCGATCACGGTCACTATTCCGGCCGGTTCGGTGTCCAGCTCTGTGTCAGTGGCAGCGGCCAATCAGCTCGCGCTCAATCAGGCGCAAGCACAGGCCAATGCGCAGCTCGTGTGCGTCCCAGGACAGCAGACTTGGTTTAACACGGTGCAGGTGTTCACGGCTCAGTGCACGTCGACTGAGGAAGGCGCACCTACGCCGGACGGCACCCCGGTCACCGTTACGATTCCGGCCGGGACACTCAGCTCGACAGTCTCCCAGGCGGATGCAAACGCTCAGGCTTTGGCCCTGGCGACGCAGCGCGCGCAAGCGTTGCTCGAATGCACCTTCTGGAATGCGGAGCAAAGCTATACGGCCATTTGTCCTGCAGACCATAACAACACCGTTACGATCACGGTCGACGCGCATACTTTCAGCTCGACGGTAAGTCAGGCTGCAGCCGATCAGCTCGCGCTCACTTCGGCAACGAATACAGCGAACAACCAGTTGGCGATGAGCTGCGGCAGTCTGGGGCTGTTCAACAACACGTTGCAGATCGCGCACGCGACTCAAGGCGGTTGCCCGGGTCCGTTTGGACAAACAACGGTTTTCGTCAACGTGACGGTACCGGCAAATCTGTTTACTGGCGCAACTCAGCAACTTGCCAACCAAGCAGCAATTAACGCTGGCAATGCTTACGCTGAGGGTCTTGCAGCGAACCTTTGTAAATCCGGTCAAACTGGGAGTCACGATTTCACCTATCCTGGCTAATGGACTTTGGAGCAATAACAACTCGGCCCTGCGAAAATGTTTTGCCGCCGCCTGACCCGCGTTGCGCGGATCCCGCCTTCGCGATCGCTAATCCAGGCATCTGCCCGCCTACACCGATTCTGATTATAAAGCCCGGGCTCGCGCTTTGCTGTGAGCTGGGCTCAATCCAGTTCAAGGCGTTTACGATCTTTGGGGACATTGAGACGGACGTTACCGATCAGGCGACCTTTACCAGCTCAGACATGGATATTGCCGTGGTCGGTGCTGGAAGCGGTAACGCGACGGCTACCGGTATCTCAGCAGGCACAGCGACCATAGGCGCGACCTACAACGGCATGCAGGCGCACTCGTCCCTGACGGTCCTGGCTCTGGAAACGAATTGCTGCGCCAATACCGAGGTTGCGATGGTGGTGCTCGTCGATACTTCGCTGTCGATGTCCCAAGGGTTTAGCCCCTCCTACTCGACCAAGCTGGCGTTTGCCCGGGCGGCTGCGACACGGTTCATCAGCGAGGTGTATGGCCCGAAAGATTTGGTTGGGCTCGACTCATTCAATTCTGACAACACGCTCACGATAGCGACGCCTTCGCACAACCAGAATTCGGTTGCTGTTCTGGTTCCAACGATTATCCAGACCCAAAGCGACACGGCTTTCTATGCCGGGCTGCAGCAGGCAATCAGCGATCTCGATGCGACCGATGCCGGGTTAAAGGTCATCCTTCTCATTTCTGACGGGCTCTCGACGGTTCCTGAAACAAACAACCCGTACTTGCTCCTGTCCGATTTCAAAGCGCAAGGAGGTGTGGTGATGTGTCTCGGTGTCCGTGCGGCGAGCGTTGGCTTTGCCGTTCTGTCCGCGTTCTCTACGCCCGGCTTCTTCGTCAATGCCTACAACGGGGTCGACGCTGATGCGCTCGATTTCATTTCTGGTCTCAAGGGGTATATCTGCGCCGGTAATTGCACCCCGGCCGGTGACGTGGTGGTCAATAAGGGCCAACTCGATTACCACAATTTCATCAACTGGGATGTGGTCGACGGCGATTCAGTGCCGATCTTGGCCGAGTGCGATTACACGGATCCCGATCTGTTCTTCACGGTCACCACCTCTGTGGCGCACGGCTACAACAGTGGCGATCAGATCACAATCTCAGGCGCGCGCAGCTTTGGGGTGTTCAACGGCACCTTTACGATCACGGTCCTCAACACTCTGCAGTTTACCTGTCCTGTCTCGAATCAGGGATCAGCTTTTGGTGAGAGAGGGCTATCCGCGCGGAGCGATCCAACACCGGGATCAGTCGACCTGTTGGGTAACGGCTTCTTCGATTTGCTTCCTGGCAACGGATTGTATGTCGATTTGATTTCCGGGCTCAATGCCAGTCCGCCGTTCAACGGGCAGTTGGTTTCGAAAAACAGCTTTCTGATCGGTGGCGGAGATCCGATCAGCCTCAATGTTAATCTCCACGTGCAGCGAGCGATGGGTCCGCCTACGTTGACAGCTCACGGCACCACGGTCGACGGCGACGGTAACCCGATTGCTCACGGGTTGACTGTCGGGAAGCTGGTTCAAATTTCAGGCGCCGCAAACGGGTTTTTCAACAACACGTTTCTGATAACTGCGGTCACTGATACCACGTTCACTTTTACGATCAACAACCCTGGCGGCTCTGGCATTCTGCAGGACAGCGGCATGGTGACGATCCTGACGTCGGCAAAGAATTATCGCCTGACGGTTAGCCTTGCTGGCAATCAGCTCGTTGATCGTGATGCCGATCAGGTGGCAGTGCAGGTGTATTGGTTGAACGGTGATGACAAGGTGTTTCTCCTCAACCAACAGGTGAACATCTCCAACTACAAACAAGGGTTCACTGATTACGCGTTCACTTTCCCAGTTACCGATCCGGTCGTCGCTTATATTTCGATTCAGCAGCTAGACATCCCCACTGTTGAGTCCATTGCCGGGATCCTGCTCGACCATGTGAAGCTGGATGACCTGAGCAACCTCGTCACGTTGCTCGATGATAACTTCGACAACGAAAACCCGGTGTATGTTCCGCCCCGGTGCGGTCGCGGGACCTATTACAACCCGGCTTCTGGGTATGCCTACGGTTATAACTGTTATGGTTACGGCTGTTTGACTGAGCCGCCTCCGATGCAGCAGCCGGATCCTAATCCCCTGGTTGACATTGAGTCCGGATCGGCGCCTCCAACACAGACTTACACTAGCACGCAGACGCGATCAGCCTCGTGTGGGTCCGGCTTTGCCAACTTCGTCGGCTGTGACAGTTACAACGCCAACAGCTGTTCGACTGTTGAACAGGTCTTCACCTCGTTCGGCTACCAGACATTCATTTTCCGGTATCAACTCTTTGCGGCGCAAGCGGCGCTCTCGTATGAGCTGACGCGACAGCCGAGTTCCGCGACCGGTCCGCCGACAGCGTGGACGTTTGAGGGGTCGGATGATGGCGTTAATTGGACCGTGATCGACACGCAGTCTGCGCAGACGTTCCTCAGTGGTGAGACAAAGGTGTTCAATGTAACGGACACCACGCCTTACCTGTATTTCCGGATCAACGCGACGAACGGCGCTCCTCAGGAGACTCTGTTTCATATCACGTTGACTGCTCCGCAGCAGGCGGAGGGCACGGCGACGGCTACCAGCACGATTAGCCAAGGTGACGCTGACAGCAAAGCTGCGGCAGCCGCGCTCGCGATAGCGCAATCGAAACTCAACTGCCAAACCAGCTTTACATCGACGCAATCCTATACGGCTTCGTGCCCGGCCGGTGTATCGGGAAACCCTGGCGTGGTGACAGCAACCGCAACGGCCGTTAGCTCCATCTCCCAGGCCGATGCTGACGCGATAGCCCTGGCTGCCGCTAAAGCTGAAGCTGAATCGCAGCTGGTGTGCAATACCAGCAACAACACCGATCCGATCATCATCACAGACCGGGCTCCAGGCAGCCTGAAACCCCAGGCCGCTTCTCCATATCCGTCGATAGACATTACCGAAGGCGGTGGCGGGGTAATAACGGACGTCACGGTAAACCTGCTGCAATTTACGCATGATTGGCCGTCTGACGTGTGCGTTGTTTTGAAAGGACCGGACGGGA